TCTGGTCCAACTTTCCGTATGCCTGACGTTTTATACCTCATCCCAGCTTGATTCGGCTCGCCCACCCTGGTGGCCGCCGACGGCTCGGTGAATCCGGCAGCCGGTCCTGACTGGCTGAAGTAGTCTTTGACCTGATTCGCAAGGTCTTCCCGACTCGACGCGGGAGGTAAAGCCCCGAAGTAGTCCTTGACCTGCCTCATAAGGTCTTCCCGACTTAACACGGGAGGTGAGGCCCCAGGATATTGGCCGGCCTGTTCAGTTGATCTGAGACCCATGGACATGAATAAAACTCACTCTGCTGAATTGTTACGGTGATTCAATAGTGTTGGGGAACGGAAATCTTCCTCTCCGCTCCTTGGGTGGTTGTGAACCGGCACCCTTCGGCTTCCCTCTCAGCGCCTCTGCCGCCTCACCGGACTCCATGTCAGAAACAGCTTTCATGTATGTAGCCAGATCCCGTGGTGACCAATCCTTCAACTCACGACCGGAGTTTTTGGCCTCAATAAGTTTCATCTGGTTTTCTGCCCACACCTTGTTGACCGGCTGGTTTCTTATTTTGTCAAACTCGGCTGTTGCTGACTGGCCAGATTCAGCAGCAGCGGCTTCATCAGCGATGATCTGAGCATGTGGGTCTTCCGCCCAATATCCCGTGCCCTGTTCTTCAAAGGGGGGAACCTCTTGTCCCGGCGGCAGCGTGGCTGGGGTCTGGACATCGGGATCCCAACCCTGTCTACCTGGCCACCTACTTTGTTCTCCTGCCTCAACGGGTGGCGGCGGGCTGAGTATCTTGTTCCACTTCTTATAGTGCGCCTCCAGCAGATCCCGCTTCTTTTCCGGTGTGTACAAAGGCTCCTGGGTTTTGTCTCCGACAGCGTTTTCTGAGTTCACCATCTGGTCCAGATGTCTCATCAGCGCGGTGTGCTCCGCTCTTTCGCGGGACTCGTTCCTCGCGTTTGTCCTTGTCTTCTCTTCTGCCTCGGGGGTATCGGCTATGGCTGACAGACCCCTTGGGGTCTTCAGATATATCTTGCCCCTATATTTAAATGGCTTTCCATCCTCGACGGTTTCCCCATTGAGAATTAAAGGGGGTTCCTCCTTGTCCACTAGTTGCAAACCATTACCAGTTTTTACAAATGTGGATTTTCCAAACCGTACCCTGGCTCTGTCAGCCTCCGTCTGTGGACTGGGGCCGATACGGAATTCCGCATCCGACATCTCGTTAATCTCATCCCTAATCCGATTCTCCTGCTCCATGTATTCTGCCGAACCCCTGCCACCAACACGAGTAGCGTTCTGTTTCAGTTGCTGAAGCCGTTGACCCAACTCGTTTTCCTTAGCCTCTGTAAGCTGCCGTTTCCGATCTCGGTCTTCCGCCTGCTCTGCGGCAGCCACTTTCTGTTTGGCTTCCCAGACCCTGTCTTGAACCTCTTGGTCTTGGAAGTCAAATTTATTACGCTGCAGCTGTTCGTTGACCTCCAACTGTCCTTCAATAGTTAGGCCCAGATAATCCTCCTTGGCCTGATTTGCACGTTTCACATTCTCCTCGTCAAAGCCCTGCCGGAGATATGCTTGACCAGTGGCAAATTCATCCGCCCGCTTCTGCTCCTCTGCCCTATAGCCCGCACCCCGACCCTGACTCCTAGCGTCCAGCTCGTCGCCAAACCTCAGTCGCTGCCGCTCTGCCACCGACAACGGACGCCTTGCCGCCTCTTCCGCAGCGAGCTGCCCATATTCAAACTGCTCAAACCGTCCCTCGGAGGCAGCCGTGCGGTTGAGGTCTGACCTCAGAACGTCACTCTCTCGCTGGATATCACGCTGTTGCTCGGCGCTCAGAAACCTGTCTTCTGCCGCGATGTCCAATTGCTCGAGTCGGTACGTCTGTTCCTGCCGAGCCATGTCCTGCTGCTGGCCGAACCGCGTGTCGAGCTGCTCAGTCTCAAACTCGCGACCGAACTGGGCCTGTTCTGCAGCCGCACCTATGCGACGTTCCTGCATCCCGTAGTCACGCTGCGCACCAAACACATCACGCTGCTGCTGGAAGTCACGTTCTTCCCGCTGCTGCTGGGCCTGCAGTGCCTGCTGCTGCTGAGCCTGACGCTGGGACTGCTGGTTGACCCGACTCGCCTGAGTGTACTGCCGTCCAGTGGCGTAGCTCTGCTGGCGCTGCAGCATGGTACGCTGACGCATCTGGTCGGCTCGGTTACTCGCCGCGTCTTGACGAGCAGACTGGCCGACGAAGTATGCCGAATTTTGCACCGGTGAGTAGTGTCGTGGCATGGTTGTGTCCTGCTACTGATACTGTCCGAACTGTGTGGTGATGACGCCATTCTTGTAAGTAGTACTCGCACCAGGCGCAACCACTCCCCCGATAGACCTCACCCCACTGAATTGAGGCGCTCGGTTAGACGGGTTGGACCTGGCACCGCCGAAGCGGCCGGGAGACCTTGTATTTCCAACATAGGCTCGCGACGAATAGGCTGCACCACCCGGTCTCGTACTTGCCCCGTAACCGCCGTAACGGCGCTGGTTGTTACTGGAGTTTTCGGTTCGCCTCCGTTCACGTTGAGCCTCCATGGCTCCCCTGAGAGGACCAGAGATATCAACCTGGCCCGGTGCCATCTGGGCCTCGCCCACAAGATTCTTTCGATACTCAAACCGTGGAGTTTGCTGGAACCCAGCCTGAGCACGAAGCTCATAACCGCGTCCACGATCCCGCTGAGCCACACTGCCAAACCGCCGGCTGGGCTGCTGTTGTGATAGTGCCATTATTCTTCCTCGTCCTCTCGGGTGAACTCCGGCGAGATGGTCTCTCGCGGGCTGAAGCTGGGTTCGCTGAAGGTGCTTTGCGAGAACGCAGCCGCAGTGTCGGTTAGCTTGGCGAAGTTGGTCACGCGGAGGAGGCCGGGAACCTCCACGGCGTCACTGACAACCTCGGGTTCCTTGATCTCTTCTAGTGAGAACTCAATGTCGGGGAACTCAATCAGTGGCTCGTCAGGTAACTCTGACTCGCGGTGAGCCTGCTCAGGGGTTGGGCCTGGGCCGAGGGGTTCCAGCTCGTCCTCGTCCTCGTCGGCAGAACGGTCAGGCACCCGATCATCCAGTTCATCCCGCAGGTCACCAATCCGAACAATGGCCGCCTCGAGAGCGGTGATGGCCTGCGTGAACTCGGTATACCACTCGTCGGCAGACAGGGCGTCGTCCGCACCGACGACGTAGGTATTAGTGCTGGCCGTGTAGGTGCCAAAGGTTGCAGTCGTGCCGGGGTAGACCGGATAGCGCCCGTTGGTACTTACTGCACTCGAGATGTCCGATTCCACGTCCCGCAGTTCATCTTCCCATGCACCAGTGTTTCTCTCACTGGTCCCACTGCCGGCAGTCCATGTGAAGTTGGACGAACTGAACGAACCCCGGTTAGAACCAGTGTACTTTCCAGCCTCCTGGCTGGTGTAGTACTTGTATTGGTAATTCCAGGTGCGATCACCAAGATCCATGTGAATACGGTGTACATATCCTGGGAAACTGGATCCTGAACGAATGTTCGAGTTGGTCTTTATGGGATAGGACGATGTATTCACTAGACCGTGTCCAGAATCTGGGTAATCCCACGGTGACGCACCCGACACCCCGTTCGTATACCCCTCACCCCACAGGTATGCGTCGTCACCGTCTTTGGGATAATACCGCTGAGTGTAGGGCGCGCCTGACACAGTTTCCCACCACTCATCCCCAGATTCAAGGCGGTAGTTCCCGCTGTTTTGAGCGCGGAAACGGGACAAGAGTTCATTGTCACCCGGTGGGTCAAGTTCAAATTTGAACGCCTCGTCGTCCAGTTCGCCGCCCACGTCCCCCCCGTACATGTGAACCTTCAGTTGCTTCACATAAAAGATACACCTGTTGCGACCTGCGTCGGTGTTGTCGTCATCTGGTGGCCAACCGGCCACGCCAATCCACCACTCCGGCCTCGCATACTGGGTCAATGTGGTGGTGGGCATTACTCTTCTCCCTCACCAAACTCAGGAGACACCGTCTCTCGTGGAGAGAATGTCAATTCGTTATGCGTCTCCTCGGAGAATGCTGAAACGCCTTCTGTGTCTTTTGCAAATGTCGCTCGCCGCAGGAGGCCAGGAGCCACGACAGCGTCCGGTGGCTCAGCCTCTTCTTTAGGAGTCTCCAGCTCACGAAACTCTGCCGTCACAAATTCCGGCAAGTCAACCAATGGGTCAGACGCCACTCCACCATGCACCCATGGGCTTTGATCAAACTCCTCGGGCCGCAGCAAGTCCTCCTCGAGAGGTGGAGGTTCTTCGGCATCCTGATCCACGTTCTGACCAAGAAGACGGTCAATCTCGGCCCTCGCAACATCAAGTGCAATCTTTGCCTTAAGAAGTTCGGTATACCAACCATCTGCATTCAGCTTGTCGGTACTGCCAGCAGTGTAAGTATTAGCGCCAGTGTCATACGTCCCAAACTTGGCAACTGCCGATGAGGAATTTGTGGGGTGTAGACCGTTCTGGGTGATAACCGTCGGGACGATGGCCTCGGCCGTGACCATCTTGGCGTGCCAGTCCTCTGAAACCACAGTCACGTTGGAACCGCTGGGAGTCCACACGTTTGTGCCGGAGGTGTAAGATCCGACGTTCTTGCCGGTATGGGTAGGATCATCTATTGTTGTTGACCAAGACACATAATCTGTCTGGCTGCTACCAAACACACCGGACGTGGACACACGGTCCTCGTACCCTGACGTGGTGTGATTGCTGTGACTACTGTTATACCCCTGTGGTGGATCATACTTGCATGTGTGGCTGCCGTAGTCCCATTCAGACGATCCGCTACCGCTGACCCATTCGTTATCACCGTGCTGTGGACGCCAAGAATACCCACCCCACGTCCCATCACTCGGAGAGCGGTATCCATACTTTGATTTAAATGCGGAGGACATTTCACTCAAACTAGGCGGGTTTATATCCACATATTCAGCCCAGTTATTCACGCTCCCGCCAGTGAGGTCGCTCCAGAAGTGGAGTCTCACTTTCTGGATATAGAAGTGACCGCCGCACTGGGTAAGGTCCCACAGGTGGGTTCCTCCTCCCCCGGTGCTCACGTTGTAGCTAAGGTTCCAGACTCCCCATCCAGTAAAAACATTTTTGACCCACCATTTCGGCTGACAGTAATATGTGACTGTCATTAGAAAGTCCTCCCGAACACACGGCCGGTCATGCGTGTGGAGGCAAGGACCCGCTCAAAGGTCCACGGGGGATCACCCCCGCCCTTGACCTTGATGAAGAGTGAAGCACCGGAGGCTCGCTGGCGGTCTACGGTGGACCTCGCGTCATTCCACGTTCCGGTGGCGACCGGGTCCGCAGAGGACGCCTCGTCGGCCGTGTCGCCACGCAGCACCTCGTAGTCAACAGGCTGTGACCCGCTGCCGATGGTGCCACGCAGGCCGGTGATCATCATGGCCCGCTCACGGTCCTGGCTGCCGAACGGACCCAGCAACACAAACGAGTCAATGGCCGTGCCGTTGTCAGTCGTCTGGGAATCACCCACCGTCTGGTAACGCAACGCACCGTCCCGGCAACCCAGTACCACCTCCCGCTTGGTGCTCGTGCGATCATTGATGGCTAAGACCGCCGACGGGTCCAAGTCGGTACTGCCATACTTGTCCACAAACCAGCCGTCCGTTCGCACGTCATAAAACAGATGCTTGGTGGCGGCGGCAACGTGGGGCGTGATGTGGATGTGGAAGCCCTGAGCCTCCTCGTTCCACGTCAGATTGATGTAGCTATTGGCCACGTCCACGTCGGACATGAACTCATCAATCCGGTTGGCCGAGATCCGGCGAGGGGGAGCCTGCAACTGGAGGTTGTAAATCCCGCCTCGAGACGAGACGAAGAAGATGTCACCGTTCGGGCCGAGGCACCAGCTCCTGCCGGCGGCTCCCCCGATGACCTTCGTCACGGGCCGCATGCGGAACGTCTCGGTGTTCGGTGAACCGCTCATCTCCCAGATACTGCTCTCGCAGAAGAACAACAACAGGTCCTGGTTGTACGGCATCAGGCTGGTGATGGTGTCAGGAATCAGTCCAAGGGGGCTGAACCGGCCGACCACGGCCCGGTCTATGTCGTCCTCAATGTCGCCGTAGCGAATGGGCAACAGGTCCCGCTCGTGGGCCTGGGCGTCCTTCTTGAGAGTGTCATAGTGTTTGTAGTAGTTGCTCGGGACCTTGTTGACCCAAGTGCTCGCCCCGTACCGGGTGCCACCCACCAAGTACCCCTCGGCGTTTGATGCACCAATCGCATTCGCTCTGGTGATCTGTGCGTCAATCTTCGCGTTGTAATCCACGATGTTCTGCTGGAGCTGCGTGTTGAACGAGGACACCTCGGAAGCCACCTGGAAGTTGTAACGCCGGATCTCCTCGTTAGCTTCCTTGTTGAGATCACGCTGGCGGTGCCGCCAGTCAAAGTCGGTCGGATCCTGAAACCGTGAGATGTAGTAGTTCTGCGGATCATTGCTGATGCCGGCCAGTACCACCCGCTGACCCCAGAGCACGCAGATGGACTCTTTCTCGAAGGCATCCGACCCCCCGCCATCTGTTGCCACCTTGTTGGGGAACTTGCCACGGTTTTGTCCGTTGTCCTCCAACACACGGTCATCATCAGCCTGGGCGACACCCACGCCCGGCGTCGTGGTGGCCATGGTAATGGTCGGCTTGTTGCCGGCTGTGAGCTGAACAACCGTCGGTGTGCCGCCACCTGTATCATCGTCTGAGACCGTCATATCGGCCATGCTGACACCAGCGTACTGGCCGCGAAATTCTATGTAGATGTCACCATCATCCAGCGCGTCTCCGGTCGCCTGCACATCACCGGCATCCACCACCGCCATACCCTCGCTGATCGCGATGGCCACGTCCTCCGGCCTGGCGTCAAACGCTATCGCATCCGAGACGTAGGTCGCACTGTTAATGACTATGCTCAAGGTGAACGTATTAGTGGACGCACCATTGCCAGCCAACGTCTGGACCTCATTCACCTCCAGGCCAGTGGCGTCACCACCAATCTGTGGCAGGTTCAGGTTGGCCAGGTCACCCGCGAACGTGATGGTGTGGGTGTTGCCCGAACCCACCACTAACGTGGACACGGTCACGTTGCCGGTGCCAATTGTGCTCAGGGCCTGAAGAGCCAACGCAACTGCCGCAGCATCTGCGCCATACGCTAGTTCAGTGGTGGAAATCCCCTTGAAACTCAGCTTGAAAGTGCCAGCTGCGGGAGTGCCTGCCAGCACGGCCGTCTGCACCTCGCTTGCCTCGGTCAGCTCCAGGCCGTGCTCGGTCAGCTCGGTCGTGCTGCCAGTCTTGAACACGTCGGAGTACCTGAATGGTCGCTCCACATCAGCCGCCGAGTACGTCCCCAAGGCCCAGGTCTTGACCCAGCCATCTTCGCTATCAAAGTAGACCCGGTTGCCGGCACCGTCAGAGAAGTACACCAGATCAGAAGCCGGTGCGGCCGTGACCACCTTGGCCGTGGTGGACAGCGGGGGTGAAGACGGGGCACTACCGCTAGAGTCCAGCGCCTTGGCCATCGTGTTGGGGGTGCCAAACGTGACGACATAAATGTAGCCGCCGATGACGGCCAGCGCCCCCTCGGCTCGGTTCTGGATACCTGCCGGATCAGATGTGTTCAACTCGGTGCCGTAGTACTCTACCAGACACTGGACCGGGACCGCCGCATCCGCCGCGCAGTACGACCCCAGGCCAGGGCGAGACCCTCCCCGTGCCCGGTTCTCGGTCGAGTCAAAGGGCCGCACATTCTGCAAGTCCGCAGAAGTAAGCGGGTCCTGATCCTCAACGCCACGCGACTGATCCAGGCCCTTGATAGGGAACCTGACTGTGAAATCCTGCACACGACTTCTTGCCATAATGCACCCCCCGCATATTTTTAGTCTGCGAGCTGCGTACCAACCACGGTCCAGGTCGCTGCAGCGTCCGTCCCGGTGTTGATATAGAGCTTCTCTTTGGTATCGCTGGTACAGATGTACAGGCACCCCATGGAATATCCACTTGGGGATCCGCTGGGCACCGTGTCAGAACTAACAATCAAAGCCCCACGTCCAGGCCGCGTGGCAATGGTCTCGTCCGCACTGTGCAGGTTTACAGGCTTACTCATCTCTCAGTCTCCTAGTAAAGGGTGCCCTTGTAGGTCACGCGGTTGTCCGCGCGGTTCATGGGCCAACTTGATCCATCTGAGGCGTCACCCATCATGCCGAGGCTCTCGGCCGACAGGGTCTGATCATAACTGATACTGGCCGACAGCCGCTCGAGGAAACGGCCGTGGTGGATACCCGGCTCGTCTTCCATGCGACTCTCGGCAATGGCGAGGCAGCTCTCAAGAAGTGTCTCGGAGTGAGCCGCACCGCCGTAGGCGTACAGGTCGTCAACCGTCAGCTTGTCGGGCAGGACGGTGAACTTGTAGGTCAGCACATAGGCCGCATCAGGACTCGGATAGAACTGCGCCCGAAACCTGGTGCTAGCCGTGCTGACCTTGGTTATCGGAATGATGGCCACCTTGGCCGGCTTGTCCTCGGACAGAGTGGACTGCTGACGCAACGCACGCATCTGGTTTTCGCCAATCCGTTCAATGGACTGGGTGGCCGAGACCCCCGGCGAATACGTCATGGTCCCGACCATGGTCCCGAAGCTGTCAGGCAAGTCGTAGGCCGGCCGGCTCAGGCTGTAGGTGTTGGTGCCAGCAAGAGTGACGCCCGTGTCATCCAAGATAATGACCTGGCCGACCGGGCCTGAAGCCACCGTGTAGGTCGTGCCCCCGACCTTCAGCTCACCCTCGTCAGCCCAGTCTGGCCAAGTGCCGGCAACCGACAGTGTGACAATTGATCCACCCGCATGCGCCACAATGGCCACCGTCCCGGTAGTGTACGGGGCCGTGGTCGTCAGCGTGGTGGTCGGACGCAGGAACGTCCACTGGTGCGGTGCCCGGTCCATCAGCGGGGGCGGGAAGTAGAGTTGACGCAGTCCGCTCTTGAGTATGGACTCCACGATCTCGGCGTCGGCCGGCTGGAAGTCGCTCGGCACACGACCGAACCCGTAGTAGCTGCCCACCTCGCGTCTAAGGTCATGGTAGTTCGCGCTGAGAGTACTTTCGGCCATCAGATAACCCTCACCTGTTCAACTTCAAATATCTCAGTGTGGTAGTCGGTGTAGCTGTTATCGCCGTCGGTGTAGACAAACTTGAAGACGGCCACATGCGTCTCGCTCTCGCCGGGAGCCAGGGTCGTGTCCACAATTGCGTTGTCAGCCGGCTGGATCAGCCAGGTCATCAGGCCGGAGGTCGCATGGAAAGTGACGTTGGTCCCGCCGACGTTCTTCACATTCTGAAATGTGTAAGTGGTCCCCGAGAGTGTGCCACGGCTGTTGATGATTGAGCCATCCCGCTGGTTGTAGAGCACCAATCCAAGACTGGTGAGGTTGGCCAGTATGACCACGGTGCCAGCCGGGTCCTTCAAGGTGGCCGTGTACTTGGCACCCGAGCCTTCATTCAGGGACCGCTCGCTTTTCTTGAGGTTGGCCATTAGCTATCAAGCCCCACACTGGTGACGGTGGTCCTCGTGAGACCCGTGTCACTGGTTGACGTTCTTGTTACCGCAAGCGAGGTGAGCGACGTTCGGACCAGGGCCGGAGACGCAAACACGCCGCCGCCGAGGTGGGCGAGTTCGGCTTCGCCAATGACATCCAGATTCAGGTTGAACAATAACCAGCCCATCAGACCTCCACATATACCAAGCAACCGTCAACGCTCACGCCTGCACTGAGTTCAAGGTTCAAAAGCTCACCCGCTGCTGTCTCAAACCAGCCGACTGGGTTGAAGGGAAGCGTGAAACCGCTGTTGACCACCAGGTTCATCTGCCCGGTGAGCAAGGTTCCATCCGAGTCGGTTGACTCAAGGCGAGCCGTGACCGTTCCGGCGGAAACCATGAACAGGGACAAGACCCGTATTTTCTTGGCGCTGACCAACGCCACCAGCGTGTTGTCACCGCTTGACGCTGCATCAATCTTGGCGAACTTGGGCGTCAGTGCCGACGTGCCGTTGTGGATGACATTGGTCATCAGGGCGGCACCCATGTTGCTCGAGGTGGCCGCCGCCGATTCAATATCCACATTGCCGATGTTGGCACTGCCGGCGACTAAGGACGGCAGGCTGACAATATCCACGTTGCCGATGTTATTGTTGCCAATAGGCAAGGCGGAAGCTATGTCCACATTGCCGATGTTGTTGTCGCCTGCTGGCAAGGCAGGGAGGGACAACACATCCACATCGCCTATGTTGTTGGTTCCAGACGGGATGGCGGCACTTACCTGCACGGCAAATGTGCCACCATTGTCAACTGTCAGTGAATCCCCACCGTCAAAAACCTCCACCTTGAGTTTTCCGGCAGCATCCACTTGCAGTGGAGCGTAGTCGCCATCCGCATCAACCAACGTGGTGTTGGCATCACGCCGAACCGCCAGAGGCATGACACCCACGTCACTCTCCCCGTGGACAGCATCCTCGGCCTTGCCCAGGTTCGTGGCACCAGTGCCTGGGACAATAGACAACACATCCACGTCGCCTATGTTGTTGGTTCCAGCAGCCAACGTGGTACTAACCTTGAGTTTCCCGTCAGCATCCGTTTGAAGTGGAGAGTAGTCGCCATCTGTCGTGTATTCAAAGGTCGTGTCGGCATCATGACGAACCGCAAGCGACATAACTCCGTAGTTTGTCGTACTGTGCGCATTGGAAGCTGACTTACCCAGAGACGCATTTGAAGTACCTGGATTGACCGACTTAATGTCAACCTGCATCTCGTTGCCAGAGATGGCGTTGTCAAGTAGCTCAACCGCCGTCTGGATGGCCTCCAGGTAGTCGGCAATTGAGTCGAGCACAGCGTTGTCAACAGCCGAAAGGGTAGTCCGCAGATTGCCATAGTTATCAGTCGTAAATGGGGTGTAGTCCCCACTTAGGTTGCTCAAGACCGTCAGAGGATTATCCTTACGAACCGCCAACGGCATGGTTCCCGCGTCAGCAGTCGTGTGAGCATCATCCTCGTTGTACTCGGTCGCGGAACCACCGCTGCCGCTACTGGTTACCCACAGCTTGCCCGAGGAATCCACTTGGAGTGGTGCGTAGTCCCCGTCTGCGCCCAAGGCCTCGGCAGTGTCATTCCTGACCGCCAAGGGCATAACACCCACGTCGCCAGTCGTGTGGACGGCATCCTCGGCCTTACCCAGATTTGTGGCACCAGTACCTGGGATAACCGAGAGAACGTCAACGTCGCCTATGTTGGCACTGCCAGCGGGCAAGGACGGCAGGCTGACAACGTCAACCTGCATCTCACTGCCGGCGATGGCATTATCAAGTATCTCAACCGCCGCCTTAATATCTGTATTGGTCGAGGCAATTGAGTCCAGAACTGCGTTGTCTATCGCAGAGAGAGCGACG